AAATTGATCCCGCATTTCGCGTTGCGGTACACTTCGGCGGTTTCGTAGTTCGGGACGCATTCCTCAATGTCGTGGCCCATGTACTGCCGTAGCGGGGACTTCGCGGCGAGGGGCCAGCACCCGCCGAGGAGCACGTCGAGGCCGTCCAGGTTCATCCGCTCGAAAAAGTCGATGCGGGACGCGAACCCTGTCCCGATGAACGCGAGGTCCGCGTTGAGGTCCGTGTTGGGTGCGCCGCTCAGCGGGTAGTGCACGGACGGCCGGTAGGCGTGCGGGGCGTACTCCGCCACGATGCCCAGCTCGCGGTATTCCTCGATGTTGGTCGGGTCGTTCAGCAGGGTGATGTCGGAGCACTGCGCCCGTTCCAGCTGCATCTTCTCCTGGTACGGCGACTCGGTGCCGAGCAGGATTACTTTCATCCGCCGGGACTGGAGCAGCGACATCAGCCCGGGGGTGACGAAGAACCCGGATACGAACAGTACCGCGTCGGGCCACATGGTGAACGCGGCGTGGGATACGCCCTGCATCGCCATCCGGAGCGCGTCCTGGTCGTTCATCGCCCGGCGTACCAGCGGGTGCCCCGTGTCGTCCACGTCACCCGTGCTTATCAGCGCGTGGCCGTAGAACTGGATCCGGTCGTCGGAGTTGAACGACGCGACCTCGACACCCAGCCCGCGTAGCGCCTCCACCCACCCGTCGTGCACGTCCGCAACGCTGAAGTTGGGGCCCGGGTGGACCACGAGAATCCGCACGCTGTACCGCCTATCTGTTTAGAGGTGCGCGCCGCATTCGACCACGAACGTCGCACCCATGTAGTTCTGCCCCGCGTACTCGACAATCCCGTACGTGGCGACCTGGGTGACAAGCGCGAACTCGCATGTGCCGCCCAGCGACGGGTCCGCCTGGACCGCCGCGTTGATACTCGCCGCCCCCGACGAGGACACCGCCGCGTTCAGCGGGATCTGCCCCGTGTTGTCGTTCGCCGCGGACAGCAGCACGATCGCGAGGAGGTTAACCTGCGTTTCACCGTCCATCGTCTGCCCGTAAAGGATCGAGGGGCGGTTCGGGATCACTATCACAGCGGGGGGGACAACCTGACCCGGCGCGTTCGGGAACGCTTTCAGCCCCGTCGTAGCCAGCCGGGTCGCCAGCCCCTGGCATATCGCGTTAACATCAGCCACGCATTAATCCTTTGGCTTCGGCTTGCGCTTGATCTTCTTGATCCTGATCTGCTTACCCATGTCCCCCCCCTACACGCCTACCTTGCCCCGTCCCCGGAAGTAGGGGCGGAGCTGCTGGCAGATCCACGGGTTCGGGTTGATGTGGACGACACCCACATCAGCGATACCCGCCACCCCCCACGGTGCGTCTTTCAGCTTGAACCAGTCGCTGGCGATCAGCAGCGCAGCCTGCGCCACCACCGGGGGGACCTGCGGCCACCCGAACACCCCGGTGATCTGCACCCGGTCCAGGTGGGAGAACGCCCACGTGAACGGGAACCACTGCGCCGCACCTGTCGTACCGCCGATCACCTGTACCTGCGTGTACGGTTTCAGCTCACCCGTGGACAACTGGTTGAACTGCCCGTCACCGACCCGGAGCATGTAGTTCGTGCCCTGCGTCCACGTCGTCTCATACACCCCGTCGCCGTCATTGTCGATTTTCAGGGTCGTCACGGACGTGATGTCGTCGGTGTTCAGCAGCCAGATGTCATACGGCTGGTAGGTGCGCGTGTCAGTGACACGGAAGAAATGCCTCCCGCAATACCGGTCGATCCACCGTGACGTGGCCAGGCACACCGACGTGATCACCGAATCGACGGAAGTGTCGGTTTGCCCGAGGCGGTCTTTCAGTTCCTCCGGCCCCACGTACCACCGGTTCTGGTCTATACCGAGGACCCGCCACGTCCCCGGCTGCACGTCGGACGCCCCGCCGGTCCCGATGAACGCGTAGCTCCACAACCCCTCAACCCCCGCCGTCGAGGGGACACACGACACGTCCAGCTTGAATACACCCGCGCTGGGGTTCGTGATATCAGCGGGCGCGGCACCCCCGAACGTGTGGATGACCTGCACCCCGGCCGGGTCCGTGACAACACACGTTGTCACGGTCGGGTTAGTGGGCACCCCAGCGGCGTTGGTGAACGTCGCGTTGATAGTCGCCAGCTCGTTCACGTTGTCGTAAAAAACCGTGGCTGTCAACTCACGCTCCCTGCCAGTGCCTTACCGGTGACGGACGTGCTGTTGCCCGTCTTCCCTGTCGTTGTCCCCGCACCCGGCTTCCCGGTGACGTTCGTGCTGTTCCCCGTCTTACCGGTGACAGTCCCCGCACCCGGTTTCCCGGTGACCCCCGTGATGACCGTGGCCTTGACGACCGCTGAGGACGCCGACACGACGGGCTGGAGCGCTGCGGCGAGCGCCGTGGCGAACTGAGCCTGATGCCCGGCGGGCTGCTGGCAGAAACCCGAAGCGGCAGCGAGCCCCGCCAGGGCGTTGCACCCGAACAAGACCGTCGCGTTCTGGCCCGTCCCCGTGCTGGCGGCGAGCTGAGCCTGAGCCATCCCGAACGGGGAAGCCGTACCCGTACCCGTTGCGAGCTGGGTGTTGTGACCAGCGGTCTGCTGCGCGGTGCCCGTAGCGGTGGCAGGCCAGGATCCCTGCGCGGTCGGCTGCTGCGCCGTGCCCGTACCCGTAGCGATCTGCGCCGGGGCGTTGGTGTTGCTGGACGTGGAGACCGTGGGCTGCTGTGCTGTGCCCGTAGCGGACGCGAGCTGCGCTTCCGCCATCCCGAACGGGGGAGCCGTACCCGTACCGGTAGCGGCCCCTGCCTGAGCCATCCCGAACGCGGGAGCCGCACCCGTAGCGGTGGCAGCCGTGACATTATGCCCGGCGGTCTGCTGCGCCGCGCCGACGCCCGTGGCAGGCCACGAACCCTGAGCTGTGACCTGCTGTGCCGTACCAGCCGCCGTAGCGACCTGGGCCTGCGCCATCCCGGACGCTGGTGCTGCACCAACCGCTGTGGCTGGCCAGGACCCCTGCCCGGTCGCGTCCGGCGCTGCGCCGGTTCCGGTAGCTACCTGCGCGGGTGCGTTCGCGGAACCACTGGTCTGCACCGTGGCCTGGAGCGCCGCGCCGACCCCAGTAGCGACCTGGGCTTGCGCCATCCCGAACGGCGGGGGCGTACCAGCACCCGTAGCAAGACCGGCTTGCGCCATCCCGGACGCCGGGGCCGCACCAGCCGCGGTAGCGACCTGGGACTGGGCCATCCCGAACGGCGGGGCCGCGCCCACCGCGGTGGCAGGCCACGAACCCTGAGCGGTAGCCTGCGGGGCCGTACCGGTTCCGGTGGCCAGCGTGACATTATGCCCGGCGGTCTGCTGAGCGATACCAGCGGAGGTCGCCAGCCACGAACCCTGCCCGGTCGGCTGTGGTGCAGTACCGACTGCGGTAGCCACCTGGGCCTGCGCCATACCAAACGCAGGGGCCGCACCCGTACCAGTAGCGGCCTGCGCGTTGTGACCAGCTGTCTGCTGCGACACGCCCGCTGCGGTGGCAACCTGGGTGTTGTGACCGGCTGTCTGCTGCGCTACGCCAGTTCCCGTCGCGATCTGCGCGGGGGCATTAGTACCGCCCACGGTGGCGACAGTGGTGATCTGCTCGCCGTACACAGCGGTGTACGTGGCCGTGTACGTGGCTGAGAATGGTGCACCACCCGCGCCCGTGGCCAGCCCCGCGTTGTGGCCGCCGGTCTGCTGCGCGACAGCTGTCGCGGTGGCCATCTGCGCGGTGATGGCGGTACCCGGGAATTCTGGTGCACCCGGAGTGAATCGTCCCGCGATCGCGTTACCCGGCACCGAGGAGAACCCTGTGACGGTTCCCTGCGCGGCACCCGGTGACTTCGCAGTAGCAACCGCGGTCGCCAGGCCCGCGGAGGCGTTAACGACCGGGGACTGGGCCACCCCGAACGTGGCCTGGATCTGCTGTCGCCGAGTGCCCTTATGATGCTGGATCCGCGATTTCGACGGACGGTGCTGTGTCGCACCCATACCAGCGGTGCCACCGGCGAGCTGAAACGCCCCGATCACGGTGGCGTACGCGCTGGTGGCGGTTACGCCGGTCAGCGCAGACGATCCGGTTTCCGCGCCGCCAGTCGATTTACCGTAGCAGGGGACGCAGTTGAAAATGTTCGACGCGTTCCCCGCGTGGGCGTCCCTGGTGTATGTTGTGCTACCTGTCGGGACACCCCACGTGATGATGCTTGCTTCGCTGTCCGCGCCGACAAAGACGAGGAACTCGTTAGCCGTCGTGGAAGAATACGCGTTGGCTGTCAGGGAGCCGTTCGCCGCGATCGTGCCGGTTTTCGTGACGAAAGCGCCACCGTCAAGCATCGCGGTCGTGTTACCCGGGAGCAGACCAGCGACTTCTTGGATGACCAGGCCGTATGACTGGTTACCGCCAGTCGCCGTCGCTGTGAGCGTCGGTTTAGTACCTACGTCCCCGGCGGGCGTGTCCATCGCCCAGATGCTCAGCTCACCGCTTGCCTGGTCTGCGTTGTTGAACACCGACACAAGCTTGGTCATGGCGTTAAGCGCACCGTCTTTGATCGCCGTGACCTCGGGGTTGTTACCACCGCCGCAGGTTATGTACGCGATCAGCTTAGTGCCGGACGAAACGTTACTCAGGTAGGTCTGGGAGATAACACCCGGGTCAAGAGCACCGAGGTTCGACTGAAGGACCAGCCAGCCCGCATCAGTGATCAGTACCGCGAGGGTGGCGTTAGCCGCCGACGAAGAGTCAGTCTGCGTCGGGGAAACCGAGGCGGTGACATCCAACCCGTAAATGAACGGGTTTCCGTTAGCGTCGACCTGGCTCGTGAACCCCGCAGTCAAGCCGGAGAGCGTACCCGCGCTGGGGATACGCGCCTGACCGACATACAGCTCGGAGGCCCTCACGTGCGGCGCCAGGGTAGGCCACGTAACTGTTGTCGACGCGCCGTTGTTCAGGAAACTACTGGTTTCCGCCATCCATATCGCGGCGGTACCAAGGGAGGACGAGAACTCCTGCGCGCCCAGGTCGACGGCGATCGCAGCGACCGACGCGCTGAACGTCAGCGTGATCGTCTGGGCTCCGGTCGTGGTGACCGTACCCATCCACAGTTCCTGAGACCGGCTGCCGTCGTTGTTCGACCCGGCGATCTTCACCCAGTTGGTTGCGCCGCCACCGGTAACCGTGGAGACCGTGATGGTGGTCGACGTGACCTTCGTCCCCAGGATCAGGACGTTGCCGACTGCGTTGTTCGTGTGGGCAAGAGTAGTTGCGCCCGTGGCGATATTAGAGGCCAGGGTCCCGGAGGCGCTGATGGTCACGCGGGCTCACCGCCCTCTCGGGTTAGCCTCCGTCAGTTCAAGCCCCACACGAACATCTGCGTCATCGTAATAGAAGGGCCTGTGGATGAGGTGGACCAGGACGCGTACGCTTCGAGGTACACCGGGGTGGTGATCGTGGTGTTGAACGTGACCGGGGTGGTGGTCGCGGGCCCGATCACGTAGGAGATCTGCGGGGCCGCGACCGTGGTGGTCAGCGACGGTACCATTCCCCAGTTCAGCCACCCCCACGCCTGAAGCGCGCCGTTGACCCCGACCTGCGTGGCGGTGATGTACGTCTTGAAGTTGAACCCCATCGCCGCGCGGGACGTCGTGTCAGCGGTGAACGCACCCGTCGCGGCCAGCAGGGTAGTCGGAGTACCGCCGACTGCGTTGTCCAGGTACAGGGCGAATTTCATCGTCGGGACGGTCGAACCGAGGCTGTACACCCCCATCCCCTCAACGAGCAGCGCCTTACCCTGCTTGGAGAAGTACCCGTGGGGGATCTCACACGGCGGGATCAGAGAACCCGCGCCCGCGCCTCCACCGCCCAGCAACGGGCCACCCGCAGCGGACCCGCTTGTGACAGTGTTAGTGACCGCACCGCCGATCCCCGGCATGGCATAAATCAGTTCAGCGGGGGCGTCACCGTAAAAACTCATAACGCCTTCTTCCTGACGATGGCCATCCCGTAGCGGTAGCTCACGGATTCAGTGTCGCTGTCGTGGTGCAGGCGGTCCAGCAGGGACTTCGCCAGGTCCAGCATGGCGGGGCTCTTACACGGTCCTTGATATTCGGGGTAGCCGACGAACCAGTCTTCAATCACGTAGAACCCGCCCGGTGACACCAGCGGCCACAGCAGGCTGAACGTGGCAGCGGTCAGGTCCCCGTCGTGGGAAGCGTCGTCCACGATAAGGTCCCATTCGGCGCTGTGCTCCGACAGGAGAGACGGGAGCTGAGGGTCGTCCTGCCCGGCGACGATACGGGTGGTACCCGGCGGCCACACCGCGTTCGTGTCCCGGTCCACCCCGGCGATCAGCCCCCCGGGGAACAAGTCTTGCCAGGTGGCAAGGGAACCCCCGCCTAGCACCCCGATCTCGCAGACCCGGGCGGCCCCGCCGAGCTGATCAGCGATGGTGTTATACGCGGGCAGGTACCCCTGGTCCACCTTGTCGGTCGCGTACGCTCTCGGTTCCGGGCGGGACGGCACCAGGAACGGCGTCATCGCACCCGGGACGCCGTTCAGCGACCGGAGCAGCGCGGGGTCCTTCGCGATCATCTCCTGGAATTTCAGGATCTCGTTCGCCGACTGGGTAGCCTGCCTGGGGGACTGTGACACGGGAAGCATGGGGGGGATCAGGTCGGGGTGGATGACCTGCGCCGGGGACATGTCCCCGCCCTCCTCGAAATACCACTCAACCGGCTTGCCTTCGTTCTCACCGTCGACCATGCCCGTGTCGTAATCATGGTGGTGGGTCACGTCCCCGTGCACGTGGGGGAAGAAACCGTTCTTCTTCAGCATTGCCGCTACCCGGCCGTCAAGATGCCACCAGCAGCCTTTACCCCTGCACGCAGCGCAAGTACCGAACCCCTCCGCGATTTTTTCTACGGGAATTCTCCGTTGCGCCGCAGCGGAAACCTTGATGCACCCCAGCCCCACCCGCAGCCGCACCTTCGTGCGGAAGATCGGGTACGCGTAACAGCACCAATCCTGGCCGCACCGCTCCATCGTGGCGACCGTGTCGGGGCCGATCTCGATGTCCTGCTCGACGATGATCAGGTCCCGCGTTCCGGTCCACCGTTCCGCGATGGCGTTCCAGTACGCGTAGTTGTCGCCGGTTACGTCGACCGTTTCGGCGTGAGGAGCGTAAACTTCCATAGCCTTCACCGCATCCGGGTGCGGGTTCACCGTACAGAACAATACCCGGGCTGTGTCCTGCGTTACGGTCATGGTGTCCTATCCCACGTAGACAGCCAGGGTGCCCTGCCCGGCTGTGGTAGGGCTCGTCGTGACCACACCCAGCGTCCCGGCCCCGGAGAACAGGGGCCCGTTCAGCATCCCGGAGACCTTGAATACGGCGGGGGCGGTGACCGACCCCGCGGTGTAGGTGCCGCTGATGTTCTGGAAGTACATGACCCCGGTGCACAGGTTGATGCCGAACCCGGAAGCACCGGTGATGGTCACGTCCTTGACGGTCCCGGCCGAAGTGTCAGCTTCCACCATGATGTTGAGCTGGGAGCCGATGATGCAGGACACGTCGGAGCCGCTGTTCCCGATCACCACGCACGTCTTCGTCAGCCCGGTGGTCGCGGAGATGTTCCCGGACAGCTGAATATAGCAGCCGTTCAGCTGCATGTGCCCGATGACCTTCAGTACCGCGCCGCTGCTGCCACCCTGGGTGGTCGACACGCATTTGAGGATGATGTGGGAGTAGTCGAACGACCCCGTCGACGCGTTCCCCTGGAACACGAAATCGTCCGTGTTCTGATCCGCGAGAACCTGAATGTAACTACCCTCGGACAAGGAGGTGGCGTCGTGGAACCAGAACCCCATACTGGCCGTGCCGCCGAACCCGACCGAGGACACGTCAGTGATGTTCCCGCCGTACCGGTCGCCGTACTCCACCCCGACCGAGGAGTTCCCCGCCGACCACCCGTAGCAGGTGAACCCGGAAACCGGTGCCGCTCCCGGCGCGGTGGACCCGGTGGCCGTCCCGGTGATCTTCACCAGCGTACCGGTGTTCCCGGTGGTGGTGATGGTGGTGGCCCGGCGGCCCTGACCGCGCAGCCCGATACGCGGGTCGTTGATCGCGACGGTGCCCATGGAAAACTTATAGTTCCCCGCACCGAACACCACCATCGACCCGCCCTGCGTCTGCACCGCGGCGACAGCGTCGGCGTAACACGCGGTCCATGCCGCATCCGATGACGCAGCCCCGGTCGGGTCAGCACCATACTGGTCGATGTAAAACACCCGCTGGAATAGGCTGTGGGTCAGGACGTTGACCACATCGTCCATGTCCTGCGGCGGGTTACCGGTGCCCACCGAGCGGGTCGCCGGGGGCAGGCTATATGTCGGCATATCACTCCCGTCAGTAGGTAGCGGTGTATGTCGCGGTGTACACCGCCCTACGCGGTTTCGGTTTAAGGCCGACCAGGAACACCACCGCCGCAGCGCAGCACAGGAACCTCCGGCGGGGTATCAGCTCGCTCATGTCAGGTCCAGTTCCCGAACCCGGCGCTGGCGAGGGAGTCCGCACCGACCGGGGTGAGCCGGAAGTAGGAGTTCGCGGCCACCACGGCGGCGATACCGTTAGTCGCATTGGTGATCTGCGGGATCAGCGTGCCCGCCGCGTTGGTCCGGATGACACCCTTGATGACGGCTTGCAGCGTGGTGGTGGTGATCCCCGCCGCGGTGATAGCGGTGGCCGCGTTGGACGTCGCGGAGTACAGGGCCGCCGCCCCGCCGGTCCCGCCTGCCGTGGTCAGCGCCTGCCACGCGCAGCTCGTATAGGTGGCGGTGCCGCCGAACCCGAAACTCACGGTGTGCGCCGACGCGGACAGCCCGGTGATGCTGAACACGGCCTCGAAGAAGAACGTCGTGTTCGCCCGGATGGCCAGCGCCCCGTTGGCGGTGGCGTTGAGCAGCTTCTGCGCTGTCGTCGCGGTGGTCAGCGTGTACCCGGTGGTGATCGCCTGGAACTGTTCCGTCATGAACACCTGGAACCCGGCTCCCAGCGCGTTATCGCCGAACACCTGGAACAGGCACGCCTTGATCTGGCCGCCGATGTTGGACGAGACGAACGTCGCGGTCCCGGCCCCGAACGACAGCACCCCGTAGCACTGCTGGATGTACCCGGTGCCGTCGGAGAAGATCGTCATCGGCGCGTTGGCGTTCGCGCCGAACGCGTCGCATTCCACGCCCATGTGCAGCCGCGAGTTCGCGAACCCCGTAGCCCGCCCGGCGGAGTTGTGCCCGGCGGGGGTGACCCCGGTGATCCGCAGCACCGCCGCGGACGTGGCCGCCGCGGACATGACGAAGTTCCCGGTGATGGTCAGGTCCGCGTCGATGATCAGCGCACCGTTCTGGAGGACGACCCCGTCACCGAACACCTGCCCGGTGCCGTCCAGTCCCTGCTCCAGGATGATGGTCATGGTGATCCGGGCGAAACTGGACCCCGAGCTGTTCAGCGCGGTCGTCGGGTTGTCGAACAACACGCAGGTGGTGCACCCGGAGACGAGCAGGTTGCCGCGCAGCAGCTCAGTCCACGTGTATTCGTTGTCGAACCACACACCCTTGGACCCGGCCCCGGTGAAGTTCAGGACCACGATGTCGACGAAGTAGTTGTCCAGGTCACCGGCGTGCAGGCCGCACGAACCGGCTCCGGCGTTGTCACCGCGGATCGTCAGCTTGGAGATCCCGCCGCCGTTGTTCGTGTCGTGGGTGCCGAACTGGCCGGGGTCGAAGATACGGAAGCAGTCCCCCCCGGCGGGGACGAACGAGTTGATGGTGGTGGCGCAGTTCCCGGCACCCTCGACGTACACGCACGAACCCGGGTTGTCCGGCGTGACTGACATCTTCACGTTGCCCGGCCCGAAGATGATCTTCCCGACCGGGTAGCCGTTGTTCCTCGGCAGCGCCGCGAGCGCCGCGTTGAACGCAGCGGAGGCGTCGACCGCGCCGGTGTAGTCGCAGTCCACGTATGCGATCGCGGACAGCTCTTTCGACACGCCGGACAGGAACCCGCCGGTGGTCACGTTCACGATCGTGAACCCGGCCGTGTGCGACACCGGGGTGGTGCCCTCAGCTCCGCGTGTCACCGTCCACGACTGGGACCCCCCGACCCCGCCGGGTGCGACAGTGACCAGGAATTTCTCCGCTGGCAGCGCCGGGTCGCACACCGTGAACTGGGTGGGTGGCTGAGCTGTGGTGGACGCCACCGAGAACGCCCCCGACACGTTCACCGTCCACGCTTCGACCGTCCCCCCGGCCGGGGCGGTGGTACCCCCGACCGTGACGGTGGCCGCGGCGTTGTTAGCGAACGCCACGTTGATCGCGGGTGCGGGTACTGACGCGGCGAACGCCACGACGATACCCGCGCCGAACGCGGTCGTGTTCGTGGAGAACGCCCCCGCGTCGTTCAGCGTCCCGGTCGGCGGGTTGACGATCCCCACGTAGGTTTGCAGGACCGATGATGCCCCGTTGCCGTTCAGCAGCCTGCCGAAGTTCCCGGTCCCGGTGTCAGTCCATGTCAGGATCGCGGCGGCGGCTTCCTGCGCGAAACAAGCCAGGGCGAATTCCCCGTTGGCGGCGAGCGCAGCGGTTGTCGCGGTCGGGGTGACCGTCCCGGCGACAGCCCCCGAAGCGAACGTCGCTGACACGTCGACCGGGACTGTGGTGTTCGCGCCGGACAACTCGAACAGCACGCAGTCCATGCCACCCGCCGTGCCCACCTCGGTGCTGGTGAACGTGGGGACCGCGTCGGACCCGACCGCGGTCTTCGTCCAGATCGCGACCCGCACCTGGGCGGTGGCCGTGTTCGGGACCTCGAACTGGTTCACCCACCCCGACACGGTCGCGGTCGCGGTCACCGACGTGGACGCCCCGCACGTGACAACCGCGACGAGGAGGTGACCGGCGACCCGGAACTGCGCCGCGCCCCACGTTCCCGTGACCGAACCTGTGGCGGAGTGCGTGTTGACGGGGGTGCCGACGCTGTAAACAGCCACAGTTCACCCCCGTTCCGTGCGGGTTGACAGGTCAGACCGTAATGTTGAACACTGCTTGCACTGCGCCCACGGTTGCCCAGATGATCGTGAAGGTCCCTGCCGTTACGGACTGGGTACCGCCGAAGTAGTTGTAGCACATCCCCTGGTCAGCGGCAGTACCACCAGTGATCGTACCGTCGTGCACTAGGCACCCGAACGCACCGGAAATCGTGACGTTACCACCGCCGGCGGTGTTCGCGGCGATGAAGCACAGCGACGAGGAGCCAGTGTCAATCGCGAACGACTTGGTGCCCAGCGCCCTGCCGCCAGCCACCCAGTTCGTCACGTCCGTGACTTCGTTACCGACAACCCACTGACCGACCGCGTACGCGGAGTTCGCCGCCGAGACCGTCTTGTCAGGCGTCGTCGTGTTGTTGTACAGCGCGGCCTTGACGTTCGCGTCAGCGGTCAGGCCCGCGTACGTGGTGGGGAAACCAGCCGTACCCGCCACCCCGCGGGCGATCGGGTTCAGCATGGCCTGCTGGAAGATGGCGCTGTTAGTCCATGCCACGGCTCAGTCCTCGTTTTCCTCGTTATCGGGTACCGGCTCAGGAAGAACCGAGGTGTGCGCGGTGGCAAGCCCCGCGTGCGCTTCGACGTGCGGCGTCTCGCCGGGTTCGCTCATCAGAAAAAATCTCCCAGCCGGTTACGGGCCAGGCCCGCGTTGACCGCCAGGTCTTCCCCGTCTTCACGGGTCGTGCGGATCGCCATGTACGGCTTACCGTCGTCCCCTGTGTTCTGGATTTCCTTACCCAGGTAGTCGGCGCGTTCCTCAGCCTCCACCTTGCACTGCGTCCCCACCCGGACCAGGGGAGCGGTGAGCATGTGCAACCCCGCGCACGTGTGGAACCGGGACGACCCCGGAGGTAGCGCCACCGTGTGTTCGGTCACGTCGCAGTTCGGGCATTCCCAGTCATCGAACGCGTTCAGCAGAGGGACGTTCACAGTTTCAGCCACACTCCCCGGCGTGATTCCCAGTCATCAGTGACGACCAGGTACTTGTCACCGGGTGGTTGTGTTTCCAGGTTCATCGCTATCACCACAGCGCCCCGGCGGATCTTGGAGTACACGTGTTTCTCCAGCTTCGCCTGGGTGGGCCGGTCACGGAACGGCCGGTTGAAGAACACGATGTCGAACTTGCCGTACGCCTGGAAGTCGAACGCGTCACACTCAGCGGCGTTCAGCCCCTGCTCTTTCGCCGCGACCACGTACTCCGTCACCCGGTCGAACCCTGTCACGTCCAGGCCGAACAGGTCCCGGGCCAGCATCATTTTCGTACCAGGCCCGCATCCGATCTCCAGGAACGATTTCCCCGGGGCCTCAGCGATCGCCTCGATCAGCAGCACCAGGAACTGGGCCACGTCCGAGGGCATCCACCCGGTGAACATCTGCTGGTCACCGATGTCGACCTGTTTCTGCCATTTCCGTTCGATCTGCCGGACGCTGGTCAGCAGGTCACGAACGTCGCTCATTCCGAACTATCCTCCGGGGTGCCGTGGGTTTTCTTCCATTTCTGGAACTCTTCCCGCCAGTCCTGAAACGCTATCTTCCAGTCGCCAGGACCCTCACCGCCGCGGGTCTCTTCTACCGGAACAGCTTCTGGTACGTTTTCTCCCACAGTTTCCACCCTTCCTCGATGGTCCACTGCCGTGCCTGCTCCCGGGCTGCCGCGCCCATCTTGTTCCGCAGCCCTTCGTCTGAGGCCAGCTCCGACATGTACCCCAGCCATTCGTGGTCCCGTTTTACCAGGAACCCCGTTTCGCCGTGTTTCACGAAATCACGGTACGGATACCAGTCGCTGGCGATGACGGGGATGCCTAGCGCCCCGTACTCCAGGGCTTTCAGCGCCGACTTCGACGCGTTGAACGTGTTCGGTGCGATCGGAGCCAGGCCGATGTCCCAGTCGGGGGACGTGAAATACTCCCGCTCGTTGTCGTTGACCTGCACCCACTTGGTGAACACGACCCGTTTACCCGCCTTGAACGTCGGACGGTAGTCGGTGCCCTGGAGGCGGAAATCCCAGCCGGGGAACCGTTTCAGGAACCGTTTCACCGGGGATACGATCATGCCCACGTCAACCCCGTGGGACGCGCCCCCGGCCCAGCCCACCGCTGGGCGGTCACGGCGCTTACGCTCGAACTCGCACACCCACGCGGGTAGGTGGTTCGGGAGGACCACCACGTTCGGGTTATGTTCCCGCAGCACCTCAGCCAAAGGCTCCGTGGTGGTGGTGATCACGTCCGCGATTTCCATCGCGTGGGTCGCCGCGTCCAGGATGTCAGGCTTCTGCCACAGGGTGTACGCGGAGAAGTTCTCCGCGTTGATGGAGAACACGTCGTCGTCCAGCTCGTACACTAGCCGGTTATGCGGGGTGCGGGCTTCACGGTACACGTGGACCCCGCCGGGTTTGTTGAACCGCTGCGCCACGATCACGTCATGCCCGGCCATCGTAGACGCCGTGATCGCTTTCCCTTTGTCCAGGTCAGCGGACGCAATCGTAATATCGTAGCCGTGTTCCGCGAGGTGCCGCATCGGCAGGAGCATCCGCCAGTACGCGCACCCTGACCCGCCGTCGTGACCCGCGAAGATTCTCACGTCCCTGGGTCTTCCTTCCACGTGTGAAAGTTCTCGCACTGGTAGTACGGCTGGTCCGTGGTGTCATCCTCGGTCAGCACCGTAGGTGGAAGCCCGCACTCAGGACACACCGCCATGTCCCCTCCTCGCTAAGTTCCCTGAACCTTCGCGAGGGTCCGTTTCACGTACGCCTCGTCCAGGCCAGCGTCGATCCCCGCTTTCGCGACCTTCGCCACCTCGCCGGGTGGCAGCCCATCCTCAACCGCGGTCACCGCAGCCCAGAAGAAACCCTTGTGACGTTGCCCCTCGGGGAGCCCCCGGACGAAATCGGCGAGGCCGTCAGCCGTCGCCACCGGGTACCAGACCCCACGCCAGGGAACCGATCACGTCGGTGACACCGAATTCATCCGCGACCGGGGTGATGCGGAACCCCGCGTGCCCTGTCGCCTCGGACCGGCCGTAGTCGTGGAACGCTACCCACCCGCCTGGTTTGACCAGCATCAGCGCCAGCCCCAGGTCCCTGCGGACGGATTCCTCGGAGTGATGCCCGTCGATGAAAGCCCCGTCGCACCGGACACCGTTCGCGGCGAGCTTCGGGACCTCTTCCTCGAACCTGCCACGGATCGCGACCACCCGGTCATCGACCTTGTAACCCATCAGGTTCGCGCGGAACCCTTCCCACGTTTCGTACTGCCCGGCGTGCTCGTCGCTCATATGCCAGTCGACGGAGTAAACCTTCTGCGCGACCGACGCCATCACCACGGTGGAGTACCCGTAGAAAGCACCCAGCTCCAGGACCGTGCAATCCCTGGCCAGCCGTGCTAGTTCAGCGGCCTCAGTGACGGTGACCGCGGACTGGATACCGGCGGGGAAGATGACCTGCCGTTCAGATTCCCCACGCGCTTCGGCCCGCCACCGTCCAGTACGAGATACCCGGTTCGGCGTGTTCATGGTACCAGCGTAGCTCCTCGTCCAACTCTGCGTAATCCTCATACCACGCGAGATGGTCCGCTACGTACGGGTGGCCGATGCGCAGCGCGGACAGCGAGATGTCGAACTCCCGCTCAGTCAGCGGCTGGTACAACGCCAGGGTCGTGTCGACCGGGGCCTTATACACCTTCGCGCCGTTCAGCTGAGCGCCGTCCAAGCGGTCGGCCCAGAATTTCCGCTCCCACTTCAGCACGTGGTCTTTACGCTGGTACGTGTCGGGGATGCGGTCCAGCCGCAAACCCAGCCCCGCCTTGGAATACTCGGGGTGACGGTCCAGCAGCCACGACAGTTGCCCCGGCCAGTCCAGCGGGCATTCCTCGGACGGTACCACGTCGCAGTCGGTGACCACGTACCGGCCGGTGCCGCACGCCTCACGGAACGGTTCCCAGTCCCACAGTGTCCGCGGGTGCCCCCCGCCTCGGTGCATGACCTGCACGCCCGCGACTTCTATCGCTTTCAGGTAGTCCTTCGCCAGCGGCCACGTGGAACCCTGGTCGATGATCACCGGGTCCAGGCCCGCTTCGGTCATCGCGGTGAGGCACAAGTGCGCGTATGTCACGCGGTCCCGGAAGATAATGAAGGCTTTCACCGGAACACGCTCGGCCACACATCGGAAGTCTCAGCGTTCACATTCACGTACTTTACCCCGGCGTCCAGCCACCGCTCAATCAGGTCCCAGTCTTCAGTCCACGAATCAGGACCCCACGTGCCATGCTCCAGGATGGACCGGCGGTGCATGATCATCGGGGAACCCACGTTCCCCAACGCCAGCGGCCCCCACCCGACGATCACCGGGTGGGCGTGATGGGACACCATGCGGGAAACCGCGAACCCCGCATCCGGGTCGGCGTTCAGCGCCTCCGCCATCAGCCTGCAATGCTCCGGGCGGAGCGCGTCATCGTCGTCGCAGTAGGTGATGTACTCACCCGCGGCTTGCGCCAGCGCTGCTTTCCTCGGACGGGACCCGAACTCAGCCAGCGGGTCACGTTCGGGGAACTCCGCGTAGACCAGCGGATGCTTCCACTCGAACGCGCGGAGCAGCCGCATCAGCTGTTCGTCCGGCCCGTCGGAGAACACCACGTGCTGCACCCGACCGTAGTCCTGCGCCTGCACCGATGGGATACACCGGGACATCAGCAGCTTGTTCCGCCGCCACGTCGGGGTTATGACGCTGACCATAGGGGCGGTCACCCTGGTATCCCCAGTCCGGCGTTGAACTGCGCCAGTCCGAGCGGGGTGAACGGGGTGCCGCCCAGCTTCTCGATGTCGTCGTTCAGGCCGCCCGTGCCCAGGTTCCTGGAGTACGAGTGCCACGCTGCGAGGTCCCCGCCGGTGATCAGCGCGGTCGACTGTGCGTAGGACTCGTCCAGCGGGGATTTTCCCACGGAGTAGTGGAGGTGCTCGATTATCACGTTGTCGAGATACGTGATGCCGCAGCCGATACCCCACGCCATCCACGCCACGTCAACGTACATGTGCCGTATCTGCGGGGGCCCGAAATATCCCAGCTTCGCGATGACCTCGGACCGGCAGAATACGTGGCAGCACAACGAACCCGGTGCACGCGGGTACAGGTCATTCGCGAACGCGAACGGTGTCTGTTCCAGCGCTTCCATTATCGCCACGTCCCACCCGGGGGTGGACGGCACGTTGTCATCACCGAAGTGACCGATGTACTTGTACTCGTGGACCCGGGGGACGGTCAGCTCGTTGATCCACGCGACCACCTGACGGAGCCCCGACCGGATCTCGTACGGCATCACCAGCGGCTGCAACCCCAGCGTCCGGTAATCCTGAAGGCGAGGGTCGTCGGCGTCCAAACCGACCAGCAGCGCCGTGTCCCCCTCGCAGGTTTTCAGCATCGCCTCGGACAACCGCGCGATACTCAGCGGGCGTCCCCTCGACGGTACGGCTACCAGCAGGTCATTCACGCACAATCACCGACAGCCACGGGTAGGCGGGGATAGGTGGCAGGGGTTCCGGCATCGGTTCCCGTTTCGCGCGGAAGCTTTCGTCCCGCACTTCCCGGTAGTAGTACATCGGGTCGTCGATCCATTCCTCGACCGTACACTGCCCCGAATCGCGGACCACCCGGCACCAGTCACGTTCAGCTTCCCACCCGCCGGTGAACCGGCCGAGCAGCGCCAGGTCCCGGCGTATCGGGTTCTTCTCCGAGATGTCCCGCCACACCAGGTCAGCGGTCTGACCCCACCCATATTTCTTCAGCGAATGCTGCACGGGGATCTGCGGGACCCCATCCTGGGTCCACAGCACCGGGTACCCCACGTAGTCAGGTTTTGTTTGCAGCGCCGCCAGTACCCTGCGGACGAAATCCGGGGCCACCCAGTCATCGTCGTCCACGCAGGACACGTAATCAGCGCGGGACGCCTCCATCAGCGCCTGCGTTTTATCCCCGTACGAAACTTCCAGGTTGTCCCGGTACAACAGCACCGTGGCGGGGAAAAACCGTGACGCACCAGCAGGCGGGCTCGGCGGCAACTGGGCGATCAACTGCCCGTCCAGCTCAGCGAGCAAGGCACACAGCATGTCGTGCCGGTGCGGGATCGACGTGATCAGGATGTCCCAGGTGATCATTTCAGCAACGGCACCGCCAGACGTTCAGTGTCCGACTCGTACGCGTCACCAGACCGGGGTCCCCTCGTCATGACCAGCACCCTCGTGATGTCCAGCGCTTTCCACGCGTGCGGCACACCAGCGGGTTCTTTGAAGAACTCCCCGGTGACCCGTTCCTTCGTGTGGACCCCGTCGTCTTCAATCCACGCGACCAGCAGCCTGCCGTACGCAATGTACGTCCACTGGGTTGTCAGCTTATGCACGTGGTTCCCGCGGACCGCGCCCTTCGCCGTCAAGATTTCCGTCACAGCGTCGACCGGGCCCAGCAGGTCCTGGATAATACCGCGCTCATCCTCGAAACGATCACTCACTGACGATCCTCGGCTGGGGTAGGGGGATGATGAATTTCCCAGTATAACCAGCAGCCCGCAACGAGGACATGACATCCGGGGCGATGTGCCACGCGAACAGCAGCGCGTACGGCGGCTGGTCCTCGATCAGTTTCTTCTCATCCACGATCGGCAGTTTCGTGCCGGGCATCATCCGCCCGATCTTCTCACTGCCCGCAACCTCGCACACGCACGTCAGGAACTTATCAGCCCCGGTGAAATGCATCAGCGGGGTCGCGCGGGTCGCCGCGCCCACACCGTACACCGGGGCACCCCCGTCGGTGAGCATCCGCAGCAACGCGGTCAG